CTAAATGAGAAATTTAATCGTGAACATTCATTCCAGACATCAGTTCGTGGTCTAAAAGTACGTGGCTCATATGCATCTCAGGAAGAGGCGGAACAAAAGTGTAAACAATTAAGAGAAGCTGACCCGAATCATGATATTTTTGTAGGACCAGTTGGTGTATGGATTCCATGGGATCCGGATGCATATAAAACTGGAAGAGTTGAACACTTGGAAGAAGAATTAAACGCACTCCATAAAGAAAAAATGAAGAACGAAGAGATGGCTAAGAAAGAATTTGAGGAACGTGTACGTGAAACCAAAAAGAAAGCAATCATGGAAAATATTGAGAAAGCCAAATCAAGTGGAAATGTACTAACACAGACATTAGATGACGATGGAAATTTGGTAGGTGTCAAGGAAACCGTTAATTTTGAAGATCGTGAAGTATCTGATGTAGAAACTACACAATTGCGAAATGAGTTAATGGCAACACAAAATAATGTAAAGGGTTCATTAGAAGAGGTAGATTAAAGAATAAAAAGGGTATAAAAAAATTAAGATAATATGTTATAAGACTAACATATTATTATATGAAAACATTTTACAATATCTTACACAAACAATATACAGTGACCCCTGAATTAAAGAATGAATTTTTTAAAGATACTGTCCATACTATTGATATAAATATTCAAGTAAATGAGATGAAACATAATAAGAATGCGATGAATCTTATTTTAATATCAGGATTCATTTATTATAATTTTAATATAAAATCAATAAAAGAAAAATTTAATTATATTAAAAAAATAATTGATAATCCTTTTCTATCTAGATCTCAAATTGATAATTTTATAAAAGTTGTTGGTAATGCCCAAATGTTATATAAACGATTATGTAGATTAGTACATATTTGGAAATGGCGAAGAAAGAAACCTATAATAACCACAGATTTGTTGTTAAATCCTATAAAGGAAAGTGATTATTTTACAATAGCTATTATGCATTTAGAATCTAAATATTTATTTACGAAGAGTGATTTAACAAAAATTATTGAAAAATCATTGACGAATTCTCCGGATATTTTTGCAGAACCAGTATCTATAAAGAATCCATATAATAATTTAACCTTTGATAAACATAACTTATATAATATTTATTTTTTCATCAAGTATGGTGGTTTTGTTATGCCTACTATATTTCATCAATATTTCTTATATAATTTTCATTTGAAATATTTTCGTGATAATAATGAAAGTCTTATACGTAAAATGCATATATTAACTATGATAAATACTAATGATACTGATAAATTATTATTTGATATTAATACTATGTTATTGTTTCATAACGATAGAGTTACTTCAACTTCTGATAAAATTAATATACACGACAATTTCCCTGATAAAATATTGATAAATGCAATGAAACCTTATTTACATATATTTTATGTTATGAATTATTCATTAGATATTGCCGAAAAGGGTACAGCTACCCATGAATTATATTATCTATTACATAAGTTCAAAAAACAAAATCCTGCCTTTGGCCGTAAACTAGTTCGTCTAACTAATATCTTTGGTAAACGGACGAAACATATAGAATATTCTACTCAATATATACCGTATAACAAAATAAAATATAGTAAAGATTATGAATCATGTCATGAAGAAATTATTGAAAATAATTCAGTCGATAATGAAAATTTCAATTTAGTAATTCCAACGTACATAGGAAGAACATCGCAATTTAATATTCATAATGAAAGAACTATGCTTAATTTTGTAGATAGTGAATTTGATTGTGATGACAGTGATGACAGCGACGATGAACTACCCCTACTTGAGCCTATACGTAATTCAGTAAATGACAATGAATCAGCTGACAGTGATGATGAATCATCTGGCTGTGACAATGAATCAGCTGACAGTGATGATGAATCATTTGGCAGTAATAATGATTCTGTTACCAGTGATGATATAAATATGGTAACAGAGATGTTAAATATGATGTCTGAGGATGAATCTGTTAATAGCAATTCGATGATGCACGAATAAATCTGTTTTTGAAAAATATATATATTGTTCAAAAATATAATTTACCATTTGGATTTTTTTACATTAATACTTGGTGTATTTCTCTTTTTTGATTTACTTGGATCATATTGTTCATCTTCGTCATCTGATCCCATATTCTTTGATATCTCCCAAAATTCTTTAGATCCTAGCTTAAATTTTGGATGATTTTCTGCTTTATACCAAAAAATTTGTTCATTTAATTTATTAGACTTAGCATTATTATTAATAACAAGACATTCATAATTTTCAGTACATTGATCCATAACTGCAGAAAATGATTCTAATGTAGGAAACATACTCGCATAGTTTTCCCAAATACGTTTCCTGTTAGTAAGATATGGTTCTCTTAATATAAATACATAATCAATATTTGTTCTTAAATTAGGAGGTATACCTAATGGATATTGCATAGTAATAATAAGCATTACCTTCCAATGTCTACCATTCATAAACAATAATCTCATCATTTTGTCTCGAGTCCAACCCTGGTCATATAAACAATCATCTAAAATAACAAATGTTCTAGGATCAATTGTAGTACGACGATTAACTTCGATTTCCTTGTTAATCTGTTTTAATACAGTTTTTTGTCGCCGTAAAATATTTTCAATTAACACCGTATTATACTCCTCATGAATAAATAATTTTGGAACATGTTCTGCATAAAAGCCATTTCCGGCTTCTGTACCAGATATAACAGTACCAATAGGAATATCCTGGTGATAAAATAATAAATCTCTAACTAAAAAAGATTTACCAGTATCACGTCTACCTATCATTACAATTACAGGTCCTTTATTTTCATTAGGTTTAAATGTAATATCTTTCATATTAAAACGTTTTAATTCAAGAGTCATTGTTATAGTATATAACAATACTATGTATTTTTAGGGTAAACGTACTAATGCTAATTAGTTTAGTTATTATGAAAAATGTCTATTTAACACTTATACTGATTTATACAATGGCTTCATTAACGAATATTCCTAAATTCACAATCGACTATATTGCAGATAAACCAGTAAATTTAAATAATTTAGCAAAAAATGAAAAAATTACAAAAGGCTGTGATATCGATGCTGGATATATACCATTCAATATTACGCAATATCAAAGCTATAACCCTATATATAATATTTGGTTTTCTCTAGATGAAAATAATTTCAATTCAATTACACTTAATAATAAATATCATATAAAAACGATGGATACTGTAATTGAGTCATCAACAAATACGGAAACAAACAAAGAGGTTTTTATAAAATATTCACCACTATTAGATCCATTAAGATATATGGGTGGTAAATATGAATCAATTCGTCCTACTATTCTTAATTTACCAACATTAAAAAACGAGAATGTATGCGATAAGATAAAAGATAATAACAATATGGCTTATGTAGATTGTTTTTTTTCATATTTATCAAGTCAATTATTAAATGAAAATAATATTGTACATGGTATTGATTATTTTGGTTCGTTCTTAGGTATTCAGGAAAACTTTAAAATGGATATTACAGACGATTATGAATACTTACTATCTTCATCTTTTTTTAATAATAATATTGATAAATTATTCAACCTATCTTTCTCCATGGATAATGAATATAATAATTTTGGTTCACGTGCAAATAAAAAACCATTGTCTTTTATTAGTAATGATGATTCAATTAATTTGGAATTAGATGTATTAGATGAATTAAAAATTGTTGATAGTAAAAATAATAATGTTAATGATAATGAAAATACTATTGTATATTCAAAACCATCAAATATAAATTCACATAATTCTACTGCTTCTTCTAGTAATACTACGGATTCAGATGATAGTGACGTTAGTAATAGTAGTATTGATAGTAATGAAATAAATAATACAGGTGATGATGATGATGAATGGGAAACCGAAGACGAAGACGAAAGTGAATGTGATACATATTCATCAATGGAAGAATGCAGTAAATATGCATATATTAATAACTTCCCCGTACAATCCATTGCACTAGAAAAATGCAGTGGTACATTAGATGATTTATTCGAAAATAATATATTAGAATTAGATTCCGGTTTATCCGCTTTAATGCAAATAAATATGATTCTGTTAATATACCAACACGCGTTTCAGTTTACCCATAATGATCTTCATACTAATAATATAATGTATATTAATACAGATGTTGAATACTTATATTATAAATATAATAACATATCCTATCGAGTTCCAACCTTTGGAAGAATATATAAATTGATAGATTTTGGGCGTGCTATCTATAAATATAATGGACACAGATTGTGTAGTGATAGTTTTGGACCAAATGGTGATGCATTCACACAATATAATTGTGAACCATATATAAATATGGATAAAGCAAGACTTGAACCCAATTACAGTTTTGATCTATGTAGATTAGGTTGTTCATTATATGATTTTGTAATTGATGATGATATTGACCGAACAGAATATGATGATTTACAAAACTTGATATATGAATGGTGCTTAGATGATAATAATAAAAATATTTTATACAAAAAAAACGGTGATGAACGATATCCTAATTTTAAATTGTATAAAATGATTGCACGCACAGTACACAATAAAACCCCTGAAGATCAATTAAATCGTGATATATTTAAAAAATATATTTGTAATGATATAACTGATATAAATAATATTATGAATATTGATAAATTACCCCAATACTATACAAAATATCAGGATAGACAACAATAGATACACATACGTAAATTTATGTATGTGTATAAGGTTATTACATATATGCACATTTGAACATTTCAGGTGTCATTATTGGTATATTTTCACTATTTGCCTTTTTCGTTTTATTAGAAACATCATTTATAGATCCAACTATTAATATAAATGTTTTTTTACTAATATTATCATCCATAACGCCACCATGTGATTTAAGATAGTTAATAATATCATTATCACGTACTTTTGTCATAACTATATGTTTATTATATAAAGGATGGGATTCATCAAATTTGGTAGTTTCTGCACTATGAATAGTATTGGTTGTTATATCATTACTTAATTCTGTTTGAGTTATATCATTTATTTTATACATAAGATTGGCATCTTCCATAAAAGTTAAAAAATTATGAATATTATCAACAAACGAGTTTGCATTTTCTTTGCCTATTCCGTCTATAGTTAATAACCGTTGTTTCTTTGATTCAAGTGTAGCAGTATCTGTTAAAACATTTGGATAATTTTCTATTATTGGTTTTATTTTACGTAAGCCTATACCTCTTCCAAATTTATTGGATGCCGCCATAACAGTTAGTAAACTAGCTTTTTTAATCTTTTCTTCAATACCATTATATATCTTATTTACCATAGTTGTTTTAAAACCGTCTACTTTACCAAAATCTTCTTTTGTCATTTTTAATATTTCAGGTACATTAATATACCCTGCCTTCATTATTTTACGTACATTTCCTGGTCCTAATCCATCAACTTCTATTCCTTTAAAAAATTCAGTAATATTTTTTTCTTGAACTGTTGTATCTTCAGCTACGTTGTCTATTACGATATCAACTCGTTTGTCTGTCCAGTGATATGGTACATCGGGCATTTTTGTATTTTCAGCAGGTATTGTAACTGATTTTATATAAGGAATTACATCTCCACTTCTAATTATTTGAATCATTGCACCGATGCCTATTTTATTATCCTCTATAAATTTACCATTAAAACCAGTTGCATATTCAATTGTAACACCCCCTAATTGTATTGGTTCAATGCGTACACGAGGTTTCAAATAACCGCTTTTACTCGGTGTCCATATTACATCTACTACTTTTGCTTCTGCTATTTGATCAGATATTACCATTTTAAATGCAAATGCAAATTCAGGATTTCCTTCCTTTCTAGCATGAATATGATCATCAGTAACAATTACACCATCTATCTCATACTCATGATTTGTTCGCCAATCCATTAATAATGCCGATAATGATTCATTTGTAATAGTATCTACATTATTATGTAAAACTACTTCATAATTTAATTCCTGTAATTTAACTAATTGTTCACTAGGTTTTACAATAGGTCTTATTAGTTCATATGTAACAAAATGTAAATCGTTTGCTTTAGAATCAACTGTCTTACTATTAACTATACCAGATACCATGTTACGCGGATTCGCAAATTTATCTTTATATTTTTCTTCGAAAGTAGTTCTAGGGATAATAAATTCACCACGAACAACGATTCCCTTCTCTTTGGGTAATTTAAGAACTGAAATAAGATGACTTACGTCCTGACCAATTGTTCCATTACCGCGTGTATATAATTTTGGTGTGTCTCCTTCTGTCGTATACAACCCACTTACACCATCCAATTTACACGATAATACGTAAGGACCCTCATATTTTAATCCCCATTTAATTAATGCATTCGTATCTGGTTTTATTTTATCCATGGATGCCATTTTATAAGGTAATGTAACTTTATTTTTTATTACCTTTGCTCCAATTTCCTGTAGTATTGAATTATTAGGATATTTACGTTCCATATATTCTTTAATAATATCATACTCAGTATCACTAAGAATTTGCTTTTTTGTATTATAATATGCAATATTTGCAGCTTCTATCATACTACTTAATTCTTGTTCAGTTATTTGTTCTATAACTGCAATACCATTTTTTCGAAAATTATCTATTAACTTATCTGTGTTATCACTTGCCATAATATCTGTTGTTGGATTCTTATATTGTTCTGCTTTTATATTGATATTCGAATCTATATATTCTGTACTTTTATTCGTAATTGTATCATTTGTAGTTAATATTGGTACTACATCAACTTTAATTTCAGTATCACTAACATCTTCATTCGATATAGTAATTTTTGGCTTACTATTAACTAATTTTATTTTTTTATTTGTTTTCCTAATTTTTTTTGGTTTAACACTATTATTATTAGCAGAATTAGATGTGACATTCGCTGATGTATTAGGTTCTCCGTGTGTTGGACAAATCTTAGCAATACAATCTGTTTGTTTTAAATTACATGTACACCAGTTTCGTGAATGTTTTAATTTATCATTTGCCCAACTAGGTGA